CAGCTACAGGATAAAAAGCATACACTGTATAGTCTCTATAAGGTGAGCCTGTTTGATATTTTTTTAATCTATCTTCAGAGTCAACAGCCATCCCTACTTTTACCCAGCTAGGGAAAGAGGGGTTGTATATTATGTACACTTGTCCTTCTAAACTTTTCTCGTAGTTTGCTAAAGAACTAAAGGCTGCGTCTGTAAATCCCTTGTAGTTACCGGGCTTATGTAGAGGGTGAGATTTAGGTATGTATTTCCCATCTATATACATTCTCCTATTAATTCTTTTTCTTAGGGTGGATGCTCTCTCACGCGCACGACTTTCAGGGTAGTAATACCACCACTCTCCATCAGTAAACTTGTATCTTTCAGGGTTGTTTAAATTGTTACCCATTGGATTTTCAGGTAGTACTTCCATAGCTTTATTTTCTCCTAAGAATCTATTTACAAAATCAACAATCCCTTTAGAACTGTAATGTTTGTCAGGGTATCCTGATGGATTGTAGTTAGCCCAGCGTCCCGTTGTGTAGTAGTAAGCATAAGATTTAGAACCATTGTAAATCCAAAGCATGCTGCCACCAAGTTTCAGATTGTACTCAATATTTTTTGAGTCTAAATAATCGGTGACATATTCTATGGTTTGATTTGTAGTGTTCTTAAACTTCTTCTCTCCTTTAGAATTAGTTCTAGCATAAGACCATCTGTATTCTTCATCAGTGTGTTTCTGACCAATTGCTTCCGACATTATATTCCCCGTCTAGTGGACATTTTAGATTCAATACTTTACCAGCTTCAATGATAGCCTCAACGCCAAGCCTACCTACTTCATCTGCTTGATCTTCAGTAACCTCTAGCTGCCATTCATCATGTACATTACATACAAACTTAGCATCCATATCTTTAATAAGATCATCAAAGATAATCAAGGCTTGCTTCATCATTATAGCACCGGCACCCTGTAGTAGTGTGTTTAATGCTGAGTGTTCTGAGCGTACAAATATTTTCCTACCATCTAATCCTTTAAGGAATCCCTTTGCACACGCTCGTCCAACTCTATCTTTAAGAGATGTGAATGCTGGTAGATTATCAAAGAAAGATTTTCTAAGTCCCGCACCAACTGATTTACCTCCACCAGCCACGCTTCCAAGCTTCTCATCTCCTGCACCGTATAAGAGTGCATATATGAATGTCTTAGCCTGATTTCTTGATTCAAGTCCCGCAAGTTTTTGATTAGCGGTATGTATGTCTCCGTTAACGACTTCATTTGTATACTCCTCATCGTCCATATAATGTGCAAGCATCCTCAGTTCTAAGCCACTCGCATCTATACCTACCAGTTTGTATCCTTTAGGAACTGTCCAACAAGATCTACATTCTGTGCCATAAGGTGAGTGAGAGTTAGGAACCTGTGCCATGTTAGGTTCACGGTGAGTCATCCTCCCAGTGATAGTACCATTAGGTATAACATACCCATGCACTCTTCCTTCAGGGCTAACAGCTTTGATCCAAGACTTTATCTGTGCTTCTCTCTTCTGATACATCAGGTAGTCTTTGATAAGGTCTGCCTGTGGGATACCTTCAATCTGAGATAGAGTTTTCTCATTGACAATAGGTCTGCCATTAACTGTAAACTCAGTAGGCTTCCACCCAAACTCAACAAGGTATTCTCCTACCTGCTTCCTTGAAGCCATGTTGAAGTCTACAATGGTAGTCCTAGTTGTAGAGAATGTAGCAGGTTGACAAAGTGTTTCATACTCTTCATCAGTAAGTCTCAGCCCCGGCCCTGATGGGGTGTCCCAATTACCTGTCTTAGCAGTAGACCCGTTCTTGTTCTGCTTACGATAGATTAAACGCTGATCCATCTTAGGCTTGAACACCTTGGATACTTCTGTTTCTTTCTCTACCATCTTCTCACGCATGAGTGCTAACAACATATCAGCTTTGTACTCATCAAAGTAGAAGCCTGTGTTCTCCTGCTCTTTAAGTATAGAAGCAGTCTTAGTCTCTATCTCCATAGATCTAGGATCAAACCCAACGCCCTCACGTTGCAAAGCTTTGTAAACCTTTACGTTAACTGCAACGTCACGCTTACAATACTCAAGCATCTGTGGGCTGTAGCATTCAAACTCCTTGAACTCTATCTTACTTAGAGAAAGCTTCTGTCCCCACACTGCGAGACTGTGACCACCTTCACGCACAGGATTGAACAGCCTAGAAAGGACTAGGGTGTCTATTAGTTTCTGATTGCCCAGCTTAAAAGAAGTAAGCTTCTCAAGTACAGGTATGTCAAAGCCAATGATGTTATGTCCTGATAGCTGGTCAGCCTTATCTAATAGCTTCAAGCTCTCATCAATTTCATCTGGGCCAAACGACCACACCTCACCTGTGTCTACCTCTTGTGCTACTACGCACCAGATCTTTGTGGCATCTAAGCCATCAGTTTCTATATCAAATAATAGTTTCATTCAAATGCTAGTCCTGATTCAGAGGTGTTGTTGAACTCTATGTCAGAGTCATCTACTTCATTAAGTCTGCCAGTATCTTTATCATAATGCAAGTATGTAGCAATACCCACATCTCCTGTGTACCTAGACTTCAACACACGTACACGGGTGGTAGATGCAAGCACTGGATCATCAGCCTGTTGATTACGTTCAAGTGTAATCACACAGTCAGACAACTGGGCAATAGATTGGCTACCTCTAAGGTGACTTAGGTCTGTCTCTGCGCCCTTCTCATGGCCCTTGTTACCATCAATACGTCTGAGGTGAGACACCAGTATAAGTCCTGCTCCTGTCTCTTCTGCAAGGCTTCTAAGCCTAGTCATAATAGAGTCTATTGAGCGGCGTTCATCGCCCTCTAAGGTGGCAGATACCATCATGTGTAGGTGGTCAATCACTACCCACTTACACTCACACCCAACAATCATATAGCGTAGCTTGCTAAAGATACCATCAATGTCATTGGAACCAAAGTGAGAGTGTACCCACACCCTGTCTCTGTTGTCATTATCTAAGAAGACATCATCAAAGAGTATGTCCATCTCTTCTACTGAATAAGTATCACGCACACTATCAATGTGTAACTTTGCATTAGCTTCAATGGCTAAGATACCATCAACTGTTCTAGTCCAATCCTCTTCCAGAGCAATTACACCTATGTTGTCATCAGTCTCACGTATCAGCCAGTGCTCAAGCTCACGGGTAACAGCCGTCTTACCTAAGCCTGTACCTCCTGCTACTAGAACCAACTCACCTTGACGCAAGCCTTCTAACTTCTTGTTAAGACCTTCCCAAGGATAGGGAACAGACTTCTTCTTAGGTCTGTTGTGATACTTGTCTTTGTTCTCACTGACATTGAGTACACCACTGGGCGTATAGGTCTTAGCATTCCACCAAGAGTTAACGTAAGAGCCATGCTGATTGTTACGCAGCATATCATTGGCATCTTTAAAGCCATCAGGCATTACCATTATCTTAGCTTTGTTAGGCTTCAAAAGCCTCGCAACTTTCTTAGCCGCCTCTTGTCCGGGCTTGTCGGCATCAAAGCATATGACTATGTTGTCAAACTTCTCAAGGAATTCTATCTGAGATTTAACATCTTTCTCTGCACCAGCCGCACCATTCTTAACAGATACTACAGGCCACTTAGATCCTAGCAACTCATACGCTGCCATAGCATCACACTCGCCTTCAGTAATGGTCAGGTACTTACCACCCTTATCACCTACTGTCTGCTGTCCAAACAACCCACACTCTGACATAGGCCCAGCAGCTACAAAGCCTTTTGTATCTACAATGCGTGTCTTGTATGCTACTTCTTCAGCACCGTTGTAGTAAGGATAGAAGTGTCTTGATATATTACCTGATGAATTCAAAGTAGATTTAACACCATACTTCTTTACCGTGGCTTGACTAATTGCTCTGTCCTTTAGAGCATTAAAGTCTCCTTCTGCTATTGTCACGCTGTCCTTCACAAGTCTTGGAGCTACGTCCATCTTACCCTCTGCATAATTAATTATAAAATCCCCGCATGAAAAACACTTTGCTGAACCATCGTCATTAACAGCCAAGCATTCCTTATGGCTGCATGATGGACAGTCTTTGTGTGTCTGTACGAAAGGCATATTATTCTCCATAAAAAGAAGGGGCTTTTACAGCCCCTCTTAGTTTAGTCTACTACTACATCTTCTGTAGTATCTGGATCATCTTCAACCACCATGTCATCAGTCAACTGCTCACCAATGACACTGTTGAAACCACGCAGTGCCATCTCTAACTTCATGGCAGTCTTGCGAACTGCTGCTAGTTCTTTATCTGTTTCCAGTATTAAAGTAAAAGCAACCTGACCTGCATCAGTAAACTTCTCCACTGAGTAGACCTTATCTTGGGCTGTGTATGTCCAGCCCTTATCTTCTGTACTCATACTATCTCCTTTAAAATGCTAACTCTGTAGAACTACTAGATGATTGCCCATACTCCTGAAGCTCTAGAATCTGTACGTTCTCTAGGATTGCACGTTTGTACTGCTTGTTAGGGCCATACACTGCTGCTCTCCACTGAACTGCTACCTTAGAACCATTGCCAATCTGCACATCAATCTCGTTCTTATCTACATCTACAAGCTTAGGTGCTGGGTTCTTCTCACCCTTACCATTCACTTCCCATTGATAGAAATGCACTACAGGATCTTCAGTGTACTTGGAACGTCCCGCGTCCTTCAGTCCAACATTAAATCCAGCATCCTTGAATTGCTGATACACTTCATCAGATACAGCAAGGTTAATTTCATAACCATTTCTGTCACCTGTGTAGTTAGGTACAGGAACCTTCACATGGGGGTAGAAGGCTTCACCTGTCAACACCTGTGGGATACCATCAATCATTCGCATTTATCTTCTCCTTTAATTAAAGTTGTGCGAGTTTACCACAGCCGGGGCTGCATTGTCCATAAAGAATTGAAATATCTCATCCTTTAATGAATCATCTGTACCCTGCCCTAGCTCTAGGTAGTGTACACCTTTATCGTAATAGTCTTTCTCAACATTACAAGTCATCTTATTCTCATACAACAGGCCCATATACTTAGAGGCTTGGAACTTCTTGTACTGCTCTTCAGTTATAAACACCATCACCAATCTCCTAATGAGTCTAAGAATTCAGGGAAGAACTTGGACAGATCATCCTCTGCTATACGCCAAGTATCAACCTCTGCCATTCTGTCTTCAACAAATCCAATAAACTTATTACCTACATCCTTAGATGGTAACGGGCAACCAATCTGTAAGGCAAAGACCTGACACCACCAATCGTCTATAAAGCTTCTGAGTTCTTGTCTCTGCTCTTGAAGCTCTGAATGGGGATCTATTAAACTCATTTTGTTATCTCCTTTTAAAGCTTAGAAAGTATTTTAGCATACCAACTAAGCGATAGTCATAATTTTATTTAGTAATCTTCCTTTAAGATTTCTTCACGTTGAACGTCTAGGTACACGCGAGTAAACTCTAGAACAAAAGCATCACCATACTTTAAACATAACCCTAAGGCTTCATCACGCATGCTGTCTGTTACATCCTCCTCACCCAGATAACATGCTGAATGAGAAAGGATATGATTAGATACCTCAATAAGATTACGCATGGTGAGGCTTGTAAGATGGTTCTACGTTACATCTTCTTATCGTAGAAGACACGCTGTGATAAGAGTATCCAGTAACCTCAGTGATTTGTTTAGGTGTTAACCCATCTCTGAAAAGCTTAATGCACCTTACAGATTTCTCTGTGGGTAGCCCTGTCAACGGGTGATTGCGGTGGGGCATAACCTTATCTAAGTTATCTTGATATTTAATTGCCTTCAAAAACATATTACTCATCTATCTTCCTCATCATTCCTTTAACCTGATTAAACGTAGACTGTACGCTGAAGTGTAACTCATTCTGCCCTTCAAGCAATAGCATATCTGCCATGATTCTAAGATCAGCAGCACATCTACTGAGTAAACACTTGTGCTTATTAGTGTACTTGATACTGATAACCTTGCAGCCACAGCAGTACGCAGAAGGTTTAGTATGCTCACTCATGTTTTGTCACCTCTGTAAGACCACGCCACTCATTGATACTGAACACCCTGCCACGCCCATGATGAGGCACATACCAAGACCGCTTGCCACAGTGTATGCCTACATAGGCTGGCCCGGCGGTGACACCCCAACGCTTCTTAAACTTCCTTAGTCTATAAATCATTACACTTCCTCACTTAATTCAATTTGAAATTCTATGTCGCCTTTCTCTAAAGCATCTTCTATTAATTGAGAAGCTTCATCAGCATCAAAAGCTGTCACAAAAAACTTAACCTCTACGAGAAACTCTTTCTCCTCTGCGTCACCCCAATGCTCTTCAATAAGAACAGCATCATTGATCTCACGCGCTCTATCTATATCACTCATCATTCAAACTCCCATTTGATAGGTGTGCCATGCTCTGGAAACAGTGAGATCTCTTCTTCAACAGTACCTAAACCTCTGACCATATCTAACACACGAACCACATCAATCTCCCGCATACTTAGCATGGTAGCTATAGATTTAGCATCCTCTTCA